ACACAAAGAACCCTACTTTACGCTATAACTAACAATCATGTCTGGTCAGGAGGAGTTTGCAAAGATTGCAGTTGAGTTTGCCAGCGAGGCAGTTGACACCACTCTGATACTTGAAATCGTCAAAGAATTCGCGTATCAGGGTTATGATGCTGCCAGGGTGATTGAGTTGGTTAGAGAGAAGGGGGGCGAGACGTGGAGGAACGATGTGAAGACAATGATTATCATAGCGCTCACTAGAGGCAACAAACCAGCCAAGATCTTGGAAAAGATGTCTGTCTCTGGTAAGACAAAGTTTAGGGCTCTTGTGCTGAAGTACGGGCTGAAAAGTGGCAATCCTGGCCGTGATGACCTGACTCTGGCAAGAATTGCCTCTGCTTTTGCTGCATGGACAATCCAGGCAATTAAGGTTGTTGAGGCTTACCTGCCAGTCACTGGTGCTGCAATGGATGAGCTCTCTCCTGGGTTCCCGAGACCTATGATGCATCCTTGCTTTGGTGGGCTGATTGACAACACCCTTCCAGAGGAGACCGTGGCTTCTCTGGTTAAGGCCCATAGCCTATTTCTGGATGCTTTCTCAAGGACTATCAATCCATCCATGAGGACCAAGACCAAGGCAGAAGTTGCCAAGAGCTTTGAGCAACCCCTGAACGCAGCAATCAATAGCCGCTTTCTTACAAGTGATGCAAAAAGGAAGATCCTGAAGTCTGCAGGTGTGATTGACACCAACCTGAAGCCAGCACCAGCTGTGGAGATGGCGGCCAAGAAATTCTCAGAAATGGCTTGAGCTGCCTATATGGGGAAGGAGGTCATCTACTATTTCAATTGGCATTTTATCTAAATTTAAAATTTGGTTCTAAATTTGGGATGGGTAATTGGCAACCAAAACACCACGGGCAGCTCACACCTCTATGTCAGAATCAAATTCTGAGTCAGTGGACACTCCTGAATCATATGGTGTCACGTGTAGAAAGTCAACTACATTTAGTCTAGGCTCCCAGGTGGATATCAGACCTGGAAAGTCTCTGACCACAGCCTCAGTGCAACCTATCATAAAAGGGATGAGCGTGCCTCCTTGGAGTATGGACCTCTCTCTGTCTAGCTGGAAACCTTTAAGCATCCTTATAAACTGTAGTATGCATATGCTCTTAATGATATCCTTGCAGGGGACAAGGCGTTCAGTTAAACCAAGGCTTAGGGCCATATCACGTACTTTTTTTGCTAGTTGAACAAGCCCACTCTCCAGGTTAGGAGCCCTTGTTGCCTCAAAGATGTACTCAGCAAGTTCTCGCCTTGAGGAGTTAAAGGACACAAATCTGCATGGATACAATATCCTAAAAGCCTTAAGAGACACATGGTCTAAGGGCCAAAAGAGAGCATTCCGGGTGAAGTGGAGCCTTGGATCCATGAGGTCAGTCACGGGCAGACCTTGGAATGTCTTCATCAGAGGGTCCAGCAGAGGCACCTCATCTAATGTGACTCTGGAGCCCCACAACCGAGGTCCCCAACGCCATGGCATTTCATCATTATCAATGAAGTCAAAAAGTGTCTCTCTATATGTTAGACTCTGTCTGTGCCCTGCTAACTCAAACTCAAGATCATCATATACGCACACAGGAAGACCCACATTACTGTTCACAGCCACAAAGTTCGCCACCACCTCTCCAATATTAGGGTAGTCGTAAGATGGAGTAACCCTGTCGTAAAGATAGTGGAGAGACATTTGGATGATGTGTATGACGCAGTAGGGGGTCTTTGTGT